TGCAGAATCACTGCCAAAGTGTTATTTCAGTTTATAATAGTTTCTTGTTTAGACAACCACCCGTAAGAGAATTTGGTTCAATTGAAGGCACACCTGCACTAGGTGAATTCCTCAAAGACGCAGACATGGATGGTAGAAACTTCAACACATTTATGAAAGACGTATCAACTATTTCAAGTATATTTGGTGCGGCATGGGTAATTGTTTCAAAGCCAAACGTAGGAGCAACTACACTAGGCGCTGAAATAGAACAAGGTGTGCGTCCATATGTAAATGTTTTATCACCATTAGTGGTGCTTGACTGGAGTTACCAACGCCTAGCAAATGGCAAATATGTGCTAGACAAAATCAAATACATTGAAGATGCAAATGGTGAAATTATCACAGTCAAAGAATGGAACACAGAAACAATTACAACAACTGTGGTCGATAAAGGCAATGATCGCATGATTGAGCGTTTTGTAGAAGACAATGGACTAGGCATGATACCTGTTGTGATTGTGTATAACAAACGTTCAATTATTAGAGGCATCGGTATAAGTGACATAGGTGACATTGCTGACGCACAAAAGTTTATCTACAATGCAATGAGCGAAATAGATCAAAGCATACGTTTAGATTCACACCCAAGCCTAGTAAAAACAGAATCAACAAACGCAGGAGTTGGTGCAGGCGCTATCATACACATGGATGAAAGTTTAGATCCAGGATTAAAACCCTATATATTAGATCACTCAGGTGCAAGTGTAGATAAGATACTTGCTACAATAGATCAAACTGTAGGTTCAATTGACAAGATGGCAAACACAGGTGCAGTTAGAGCAACTTCAGCAACTTCAATGAGTGGTGTTGCAATGGAAACTGAATTTCAATTATTGAATGCACGCCTAAGTGAAAAAGGCGATAACCTAGAACTTGCAGAAGAATACATTTGGCAGTTGTTTGCACTATACCAAGGCACCTCATGGGACGGTTTAATTGAATATCCAAACTCATTTAATCTAAGAGATGCTGCAAATGATCTTGAATTGTATTTGAAAGCATCAACAACTTCAGCAGGTAAAAACTTCCGTAAGCAACTGCACAAACAGATCGCAAGAACTGTAATTGAAGATGAACTTGCACTTGATGGAATCATACAAGAAATAGATACAGATGAATATGATCCACATGTAATGCAAGACCCAGACTCAGGCGAAACAAGAATTGTAGTTACTGAAGCTGAACATCTAGCACTAGCAGCACAAGGTTGGATTCATCCTTAATGGCAGATGAAGCAGGCATACGCAAACATGAAAAGCAATTGGCAAGAGTCATAAGACAGTTTGAAAGTCAATTGCAAACACTAATCACAACCGCACAAGACACTATAGGTGCGTTAGGCATAACTGCCACACGTGAGCAAGTGCGAGCTGCATACCAACCTGTGAGAGATCTTGCACAATCAACTAGAACACAACTAGACACAATATTAGCAAGCAACCTAGAAATCAATGCTGATGTGCTAACACCACAAACAAGTCAGCAGTTGATACAAGCAGTTGAAACACTAAAAACACAAACTATTGATAGAGTAGTTACACAAATAGACACTGAACAAAATTCAGTTATTGAAACAGTAGTGCTAGCAGGTATAGCAGGAGCAACTGCAACTGACCTAATAAGTCAAACCAAACGCATTATGAGAGCAGGCGCAGCTAGAATCAACACACAATTAGCAACAAGTGTTTTTCAATTTGATACAGTAGTTACACGCATAAGAGCAACAGAACAAAACGTAAAGCGTTTTCGTTATGTTGGCGGTATTATAGATAAAACAAGACCTTTCTGTGCAAGCATAGATGGTGGTGTTTTTACAGTAGATGAAATACAAAGCATGTGGCGTGAGGACTGGTCAGGTAAAGCGCCAGGGGATCCATTTGTGGTGCGAGGGGGCTATAATTGCCGCCATTTTTGGATCCCCGTAGAAGAAGATGATTAACAAGGGAGGACCTACACATGGCTAAAAAACCAAAGAAAAAAGGCGGCCGCAGAGGGTGACAGACGATCCGTGGTTACATTATTTTGAAAGTATTCAAAATGTATGTCCATGGAGCTTGGGGTGGTATCGCCGAGGACGAATTGACATAGTTCAGTGGATGGGTATAATCTATCCATTACGTTACAATGCAGCCAGGATATATATTAGCCACGGATCAACAGCAGCTACACTTAACAAATGGCAAGAGCAGATTAATTTGCTCAAGCCAAGAGAAGAATGGTTTTACAGCCATCCTGATCACCTAGGATATTCTACTCCGTATCCTGTGTTGATACAACAAAGCCACGCTAAACTAAATGCAGTAAGGCAAAAATACGCCATTAAATCAGGCGAATTATCAGTGGATGGATAAATACAACACAAACTCATAGGAGGAATCGCAACGTGAGCGAAACAGAAATCATGGAAACAGCAGCGACTGAGACTGCTACACAAACAACTCAGGAACCGGGTCGTAGTTATACCCAAGAAGAATTTGACAAACATATGGCAGGCATGCGTAAAAGCCTCGAAGCCAAATATGAGCGTCAATTTTCAGAACTGGGAGACTTAGATGAACTCAAACAATTGAAAGCAACTGCTGAAAAGCAACGCACAGAAGAAGCTCTTAAAAAGGGTGAGTTTGAAAAGATTCTACAAGAGATGGCCCAAAAGAAAGACGCAGAAATTTCGAAGCGTGATGAAGTCATTCGTGAATACAGAGTGAATACACCATTGTTAGACGCTGCCGCAAGATATAGAGCAGTAGCACCAGAGCAAATACAAATGCTTCTAGCAGGTAAAGTAAAACTCAACGATGCAGGTGAAGTTGAAGTGTTGGATGGTTCAGGGACAGTACGTTATGATGATAGTGGCAAATTATTCTCAGTTGATAATTTAGTCAAAGAATTCTTAGATACAAATCCCCATTTTGTTGCACCTGGTGCAGCTACAACCAACACACAAAGTTCAGTTTCAGCAGCTTCAGGAAAAACAGATGTTGATATTAACGATTTGGATTTAACACGTCCTGAACACAGAAAAATATATAAAGAGGCTCGAGCAAAGGGCCTTATTTAACTTGCCTTAAAAGGAGAATTCAATGGCAAATTCAGCATACGCATCAGGTTTTAACACAGATGCATTATTCGTCGCTGCCAAAGCGGCAACAGTATACGCTGCCCATGAGCAAAGTTTGTTCTTAGGTGGTGGAATGGTTCCAGTTGTATCTGCACCAAACGGACTTCTACAAGTTCCAGAGTTGGCAGCAGTTACAGCAACAACACTATCAGCAGAAGCAGCACCAGGCGTTGATCTAGACGCAGTGCTTCCAGCTGACACAAAAAACACTATCCAGTGTGACATTTATGCAGCTCGTTCTGTATTACGTGACTTGGGTGCAATTGATCCAGCAGAAGTTGGTCGTGTATTGGGTAACGCAGTATCAAAAGCATTTGACACAGCAGTTATCACAGCAATGAACGGCTTGACAGCTTCGACTTCAGACTCAGATCCAATGACTGTAGACGCACTATTTGACGCAGCAGCTCAAATCCGTGGCAACGGCGAAACAGGTGCTCTTATGGGTATCGTAAGCGCAGCAGAAGCAGCTAACTTGATGAAAGACATTGGTAGCACAGCATATGCCGGTGGTGATTTCCAATCAGAAGCAATGAGAAATGGCTTCTTGGGCACAGTCGCAGGCATTCGTATGTTCCAAAGTTCTTACATCTCAGGTGCTAACAAAGGCTTCATTTTCGCAGGTGACGCAATGCGCATTGCTATGCAGAAAAATGTTGATATCGAAACAGCACGCCGTCCAGAGGCTGTTGGTCAAGATATCGTTGCTAGTCTACATGCAGGCGTTGGCGTTATCGACGCAGGTCGTGGCGTTAAATTAGTGAACGTGTAAGGAGCGTTGAATGGCTTTCATTATTGAAAACTCAATTACAATCAGTTTTGCTGAGTATGACGATGTTCTTACTCAGGACACAAGGTTGTTTGACAGTAATGAAGGCTTAACTGACGATGTAGTAGAGACAGCATTGATCAGAGCTACTGATAGAATTCTAAATCGTGTTAGAGCAAGTGGATGGTGGAGAGATTATTATGTTAAACGTGATAGCTCCACCAGCTTCACTACAGTAGCGGATATCCCAGCAGTTGATCCTGATAGAATACTTTCTAGAAAGGATGACTTCACAGAACTTTGTGTAGCAACTGCACTTTCAGATTACATATTACCACAAGTTGCAGACTTTGGTGATGATGCTGATTCAGAGAGAAACAAAATGGGATACTACCAAACTAGAGCAGAGGCGCTGTTTGGTGAATTGATCATTGCAGGAGACTGGTATGACTTTGACGACGATGGAACTATTCAATCGGACGAGAAGGATCCAGGCTTCTTTAATTTGAGGAGACGTAGATGAGACAACAGCTACTAGACAAAATACAAGCTCTAGCAGTTAACGGTCTTAGCGTTAGTAACGAATTGCCCTATGATGAAACTGGGACACCTCGTTACGTTAAAAATCCTCGAACACTATTTGTAGACCGCGATACTATAGATAGCTCGCCATTGTTATTGACACTTGATAGGAGTGTGAATATCAATACAGAAACTACATCAGTTAGTGTATTCTTCACTACTGACGCAAAAAATCCTCCAACTCGATTGGAATCAACAATTCAAAGTTTACGACAGTTGAAAGACACAGTAGACTCAGCAGGTTCAGCGCAAAGAGAATGTCTCGTCTCAACTGAATATGTTGGTGATTTGTTGGTAACAGAGTTGGAATATCGATTAACAACAATAGCATAAAGGAAAAGCAACATGGCATACATTTATCCAGCACCGGGTGTCGCAGGTGTCCAAGCTACTCTAGCACTAGAGATAGAAGCGGACACAACTAATGACAGCCTTAACATTCCTGCACTTCAGGATGTTACTGTGAATGCAGCCAACGATGTCTTTACATGGACGCAGTTAGATTCCGGATCCAAACAGCAAATTGCAACAACAGCAACCAACTCATTAGCAATGAACTTGGTAGTTGATGGAACAGTTTTCTTTGGTGATGGTGTATCAGCAACTACAACTGCCTCAGGTAAAGGTGTTTTTGGTATGAGCACAGCCAAGTCCAAAGTTGAATTTAGCCTATACTTAGGTGACAACGACGATGGTACTAATGGAAAAACAATATCAGGTGTGGGTTATATTACAGGTCTTGCTCCAACAGTTAGTGCAGATGCACCTGTTTGGGTATCACCTATAACAATAACCGTTGATGGCGACTACACAGTAGCCTAAAACATATCTAGAAAAAGGGCGTTTCGTGCGCCCTTTTTTGACCTCTGTATAAATACTAATGAAGGATAGATAGATGTCAGATATACTGGACACAAAAAGTAATACCGAACTCTTGCAGAGTATAATTGCAGAAGTAGCAAAAGCAAACAACGAAATATCATGTGCTCAACGTGACGTAAAAAAAGCACAAAGCAGAATGAACTTCCTTGTAGTTTTAGCAAACAAATTGATAGAAAGAGACCAGATAAAATGAATATTAAAGAACTAGCTCGCAAACCCAAACTCAAAAAAATTACTGTTGATAATCCCACCATTGTAGAAGCATATGGTGAGCCTGTAGAATTTTGGATGTATGATCGTCAATCAGTTCCAACTTATTTACAGTTAGCACAGATTAAAGATGATCACGCAGAAATTTTTGAAATAGTAAAAACAATCATCATGGACGAACAGGGCTTACCTGTGCTTAATGATGGTGAAATCCTGCCTATAGATATTATGATTCCTATTCTAGAAGCAGCGATACATGAATTGGGAAACGCACAACCCCAGACTACCGCAGCTTAACAGCGGAAGTCACTGCATGGATAACGCTGGATTTTACAGCACGTAGATACGGTGTTTTACCAAGTGATCTTGCAGCAAGGGGAGATACATTAGATCTACAGTGTGCTGAATTTGGAGTTGGCTACGAAGCATGGATTCAAAAGAATCCAAAACAGAATAATACACATGGACTCACACAAGATGACATGTTAAAACAATTAGAGAGAGTGCGCAATGCGTCGAGTAGGACCTAACAAAATAGACCCAAGGATGAAACAAATACAAAAATTCTTGCGTGATTTACCAGGTGACATGCATGACGAATTTGTTAAACAAACTCCGATTAGAACAGGTAATGCCAAACGTTCAACTGATTTAAAAAGAGGTGAAATTCAAGGCAATTACGCATACGCAAACAGACTCAACAAAGGATGGAGCACTCAAGCACCAGAAGGCATGACTGATCCTACAATAGACTTTGCAAGAGTTAAATTGAGGGGCTTAAAATAATGGCAACTATTAGAGACCGTTATATACTAGAAGTAGATACTAAGGGCGCTGAAAAGGGCATTGCTAAAAGCAAAGGATCAATTGCAAGTTTAGGCGCAGGAATTGCAAGACTTGGTCCATTAGCTGTAGCAGCAGGTGCAGCACTAGGTGGCATGGCAGCAATTGAAGGCATAGGCAAACAAATTACTGAAATGGATGACCTAGCCAAAGCAGCTAGAAACGTAGGAGCAGCAACACAAGAAGAATTTGCAGGCTTCCAAACAGCGTCAAACCTACTTGCAGAAATGGGCATATCAGCTTCAGAAACTGACAGAGCTTTCCGCAACATGACCACACGCTTGCAAAAAGCAGCAGACGAGGGCAAAGGTCCTGCTGTAGCAGCATTTGAAAAACTAGGCAGTTCAATACTAGACACAAATGGTGACTTGTTGGAGTTTCCACAACTGTTTGAAGCAGTATCATCAGCACTAGCAGATGGCACACTCACAGTTGTAGAGGCACAAGGTGCGCTAGGTGAAATGGTTGGTCCTAAGATACTTGGTGGTATGCAAGACCTCGCAGACAAAGGCGTAAGTGTAGGTGATGCACTTGCTGACGTTGCTGCAAATTCAAACATAGTAAGTTTAGACGCTGCAAATCAAGCAGAAGCATTTGGTGACACAATGGGACGCTTAGGAGAAGTAGCAGGCAGACTAGGAACAGAAATAACTTCAGCATTATTACCTATCCTAGTAGAACTAGCAGAAGGTGCGCTTGCAGTATTGCCAGGATTTATTGATGGTGTAAAAGCAGCATTTGATAGAATGAAACCTGCACTAGATGTAATTGGCACAATATTCACAG